CAAAAATCTTTAAGCGCAGCGATACCTGTAACCTGCGTTTCATATGCAGTTCCTTTACCGATATCTAAATCAATCCATAAAGACTTAAACAACTTGGTGTTCTTGGCACTTCTACTTATATTTGTATGGTAGGTAGCTACTGCAAAGAAAACATTTACGCCAGCTAAAGCCTGTGTATCTGACCACAGCGCTAGTTCGTCTAGGGTGTCAAAAAATACTTGGTTAACTTTCTTGTTTATTATACCTACAGCGCAGTACTTACCACCGTCTGCTAATACTGTTTTTAAAAAATCTATCCTGTTCATGGCTACACCTAAAATATGGGGACAAAAAAGGGGCGGTGCTATCCGCCCCTTCTAATAGGCTAGTGCTTAGTCAGCCCATTCAGCCAATGTACTTGCAAGGTCAGTCGGGTCAGCAGGTTTAGCTGATGCCTTCTTTTCTCTTACAACAGGCTCATCAGACTCGGGAGCCGCAATAGCAGTTGGTATAAACCCAGATGGTGCTGGAGTATCTTCTTTTATCGCTCCAGAATAACTTGTAGTAATAGCTTGAATAGCTTCAACTGAAGAACCTTTACTAAGTACAACATCGATATCAGCTAACTCAAGCGGACGTACTGCACGGAATATCATCTTAGGTGTTGCAGAGTCTGTATCAAATCGAAGCTCAGTTACTACGTCAGTGACGTTCATGCCATGACCAGCTAGTTGCTTGGCATATTGAAATAGAGGCATCTTACCGTTCTCGCCTTTACCAAAGATAGATGTTGCCGCAAGAGACAGCTCATACACATCACCATGCATATCGTTTTCAAGTAGAACCGCCAGTCGATGGTTAAAGCGGCAAGCTCTACTAGTACCTTGACCCGACCCTGCTACGTTCATAGGACACGTTTTGCAGTTTGTGTGTTTAGGCTATTTAACAGCCACATTAGGTACTTCGCCATCTGAACTCCAGCAGTCGGGTGCAGCTACTACACCTTCTTGATATGTGCCCGTATAATATTGACGAGATGTATTAGGAGCCGCCGCCGCAATAATGATATTCATTGCACGGTCTTCGTTCTTAGCAACCTCTTGACCGCCTACGAGTAAGCGAAAGATACCGCCTTTTACAGAGATGCGGCGAGCATCGGATGCACCGCCCATAAGGGCTTTAGTTGTTGCACTTAATTCTCTTTTTGCAAAATGTGCTGGAACTGCCGCGCCTGTTGTGAATAAACCCATTTCATTAGCCATTGTTACTACCCTCTTGTGTGTTATTGATTTTAACTACTGTGGTTCTTTGTGTGAGTAAGTCTCTTACTTCTTTTGCGCTAGACAGATACTTAGTGCCCTGACGATAGGTAGTCAGTACATTGGTGAGTCTCAATCGAGATATAGACTGTCGGGAGAGGCCTAGTATCTTCATAACTTGGTCTGTTGTCAAATAGACATCTTCATCATTTTGCTCTTCCATTTTATTTCCTTCTTACGGTTATAGCGTATTTGCTATCAATATTCATGCCTGGAGGCATAAGGTTAGGGTTATCTTCTAGAAAAGATTTCATGTTTGTCTGATGCACTCGTTGCTCGAGTAATTCAAACGCATCGTTCTCTTTAATAAAGTTTTTCATACTGTTCCAATCGCTTGTCCAGTATCGTGTTTTAATCGTCCGTGTTACTGTGCCTGCTGAGGTCTTAAGTCCGTCTGTCCCCGTTTCTTTGCATAGCTCAAGTAGAGCTTGTTGTACTACATCTTGTTGCTGTTTAATTCTATCGTCTGCTTCGTCAAACTCTCGTAGCAGTTGTTGCCTAGCGTCTCGCATCTTGATGTATGCTTTGACGAGCTGTTCTACATTTAATGTACTCATGTGTTTCCCCATATCTCTTTGAAGGAGATTATATTATACAGTACCTACTGTCCCATGTCAACTAATAACATCTTTATATAAATCTAATAACTTAGTCTGAGCCGCACCTTTATCTTCTAGTACGTTTAAGACTTTCTTCTCTACGGGTGAGCCTACAAGATGCACCACGCTACATCTATTCACTTGCCCTGCACGATGGATACGCGCATTGGCTTGCTTATATGTTTCTAGTGAAAGCGTTACGCCCCACCAGACAATCGTATTTGCCGCGTGCAAAGTTACCCCATGCGATGCCGCTTGCGGCTGGATAACCAGAACCTGTGGATTAGGTGAAGTTTGAAACGCATTAAATATTTCAGAGCGTTTGTTTGCACTTACGCCACCGTGGATAACACCCACGTTATAACCCACATCTAAAAGTATCTTCTCTACTATCTCTATAGTGTGCTTGAACTGCACGAACACAATCGTCTTATGCGATGTCTCTTCTACTATACTTAGTAACTCTGCCGCACGCGCCTTCACATCAAACTCAATCACTTCCCCAGTATCTGAGTACACCGCCCCAGATGAAAGCTGTAATAGTTTGTTCAGAGCAACTGCCGCATTAGCCGCTGTAATTTCTTCACCTGCCGCCTGCATGAGCATCTCTTTCTTGAGTAGCTTGTAATACTTCTCTTGTTGTGGCGACAGCGGTACATCTCTTGTCTGATACGTTAGCTCTGGCAGGTCTAAACATTCTTCTTTGGTAAAGCGTATCGCAGGTTGCATGAACCTATGCACTATCTGCTCTGCATCGGGTCGGTTCTTAAACGTAAACTGTGACGTGCGTATCTGCACCATATCTCGAAATGCATTGAACGCTCTGGGTGTCTGCTGGGGGTTAACCAGTTTAATTAGTCCATACGCATCTACTGGTGACTGCGCCGCAGGTGTACCCGTTAACATCCAGAGCCATGTGTCTGCAGTGACTAGACGGTTCATCGTTTTCCATCTGCGAGTTGCGACATTCTTCAGATGCGTAGCTTCATCTATTACAATCAAATCAAAGCCACCTTCTGCAATCTCCTTCTCTACTATCTCAACGCCATCGAAGTTAATGATAACTATCTCTGCACCACCCTTAATAATCTGAGCACGCTTCTCTCTACTACCATGTGCAATCTCAACTGAGCGATGCATGGCTGTTTTAAATAAGTCTTTGCGCCATGCCGCGTCCATAATAGATAGAGGGCAAACCACCAGTATACGGCGTAATACACCCAGCTTCATTAGATAGTCAGCCGCCCAGATAACCGAGTTAGTCTTACCCGTACCCATTTCATTAAGGCAGAAGGCTCTACGGTTAAGCGTTAAAAACTCTGACGTTACTCGCTGGTGGTCAAAGGGTTTGTACATCCCTGTCCATGTGTACTGTGTGCGAATAGGTGAGGGTACGTTCTTAATACCTATATTGTTTAGTATATGCGCTTCGCCGAGCCCAAAGTTTACCCACACTTCTGCTGTACCAAAATCGATATCTTTAATTTTACTTTTAGTTATTACGTTTGTAATAGCATCGGGGTTTGTGGTCTTGATAGACAAGACCTTATCTTGGATTACTTCTACGTTCATTGTCACTCCGTCAGCCCCTTAAGGGGGCGAATCATTTATCTTCTAGTACTTCAAATAGTTGGGGTTTGTTTCTATCTTTATTAAAGTACCACGCTCTTACTTTATTTAAGCACATCTTCCGTTCGCTAACACGAGTTCTAAGAGACATTGTACATAGAGCGTCTATGTGACGCTCCACTAGGCTCTCAGGTAAACCAGACTCCATTGCAATAATCTGCACTGACTTTACAGATACTTCCATATTATTTCTTCTTAGGTTTAGCTTTCTTTGGTGGCTCGTTCTTCTTCATAGTATGGTCGCTGTTGCGCTGAAACGAACGGTTTACTTCTGGCGTTCTAAGACGCAGGTTGTCTTTGCCATTACCAGCCTTAACACCTTTGATATGGTCAATGTCTTTCCCATCACGGTCAATACCCGCTTTATCATATGCACGGCGAGCACGTTGTCTTTCCATGCGAGCTTCATGCGCTCCAGGGCGAAGCTTCTCTAACTCATACTCTCGCTTAACATTGCGGTCTGCTTTATTCTTGTAAGGCATTAGCCCTCCTTGTAGTTACCATTATGAATGCAACGTGTAGCCATACACCATCGACGACATAGTCCGTTAGGGATAGGGTTAAATATACCCGTCTCGTAGGCTACTGACCGTTGCGCTAATACAGGCGCTAGTTTATCAAAAATACCTAATCTATTCTCGTATGTATATTCTTCTTTAACCATCTCGTTAGCTACTACGAAGAGTAGCATCCCTTTGATAGTCTCAATATACGGAAACTCTAGGAACACTGCCGCCGCTAGTAGAGCTAGTTGCTTAGTGTCTGCATACTTTGCTGACTTGCCTGTTTTATAATCCACAATATACGCTTTCTTACTATCTGCGTCTACGATGACAAGGTCTGCAATACCACGCCAGTATCTCTCTGGTGCTTCATAATCACAATACGCATACCCAGTATCTGTCTTCGCCACCGCGAGTTTGTATTCACAGAGCTTTCTACCCTTAATGCTGTTGATAGTATCAAGGAACTTCTTAACGAATATAAACCGCTCGGGTAGTGCCTCGCCTTTACCTATATAGTTCTCAGCCGCAAGATGCAGGTCTTTTCCATATAGCGTAGCTGATGTATCTGCAAAGGGTATGTACTTTAAAACATGATGTGCTTCGTACTGCTTTGGGCAGGTGATAAACCTACTCAGTGAACTATAAGTAAAACTCGGAGCGTTCATTTCTGCTTATCCATCTTAAGTAAGCCTTTTCAGGCGAAGAAGCGGCGCACGCTATAGAGTCCCACTCCGTGTAGCAAACCCACAAACTACCGATTTTTCTTATTCTCGGCTTCAAACATATCAGCGCAATCTTTGTCACACCACCTCCTCTTATATCCTATGAATTCTCCACACAGCCAGCAAAGTCCAGTGGGGTTAGATGTATCTATCTTTGCAGCTTCTCTACAAATGACTGCAATAAGTTTATCTCGCATCATCTCCTCATGCAGTGACGCGAGGTCTGTGTTTCCTTCTTCTGTTGCCATAATTATCTTGGGTTATGTATCATCACTAAACGATTTAAGTACCACTGTGCTTTCTGCAAGTCTTCGTATGCTTTACCTTTATGTTGGTAGCGCCATAGATATTTAAACGCATTACCTCTTAGATACCCGATGAATTCTTCGGGCGTAAGCATCGCTTCCATTGCTTCGATACACTCTATTTTACCAGTTTTGTAATGCGAAGGCTCGTTAACCATGTCTGATTTTGCTTCGTGTACTGAGTCGCCCATAAATAAATACCCTTGTGTATATGCTTCGTATATTGTTTTCGGTTTGTCGTTCATAATGTTAGCTCCCAGCCTGTTGGCTTTATTAAATGTTGTTGTAAAAACTTTCTGCACATTTTGTTATCTAGTGAACTAACGTCTCTGCGCCTCTTCCTTTGCAAAGAGTCTTGTACTCCTGCTACGACTGCACACTTCTTACATACCGTACTCTCTACTTTAAACGCTACCTCATCTTTAACCAGATTACATACTTCACACAGTCTATTCATCGTCTAGTTCCACAAAGATGTTAGGTGCAATACTATGAAGCTGACGGTTAATCTCATGTGCTACTGCGCGTATCTCCCATTGCACCTCTTTACCACTACGCAGTTTTATAAAGTCATACCATGCTTGGAAGTTACCTACTACAAGAAGTTCTGTTGTTGTACCTTGTGGTAGGATGAATCGTGCATCTTCTTTTTTAATACCCTTAGCGATTAAGTCTTTATATACTTGAGTTAACTCAGCATACACAGTTTCAAATATTGTCTTATTTTCACCCTTAATTGATGGCGGTAATATTATTTTTACTTCACCCTCATTACAATACCGCTGACTGCGTTGCAAGAAATCCAAATGCTTACTGCGAACAAACTGGTGTGAACAAATACGGCTAATGTCTTCAACTAAAAACGTAGCATGAGCAAAACGTAGTGTTGATAAATGCCCTTTGGTTACGCAGTGGTAAGCTCTCTTGATACACTGCTCTGGTGATTGCTCACCCGTCTTACCGTAGCAGATACCTGCAAGGAGACCGATATGTTCTTCTGGGTTAGGCGTGTGCTGTATTAGTGTGACTATCATTCTTCTTCTCCATAAAATTTACCGAATAGGTCGTAAGAGTCTAAGTCTTCTTTTTGCTGTTCACTCCTCCCTGTATATATCCCAAAATAATGTCTACCACATATATCTCTTAGCTCTTTTTGTAGGTCTGCAAATGCTCTCATTACGAGAGGGTATCTTTCTATTAACTCATCAGGAACTTCCATCTCATCACCATATTTGGTACTGAGTGTATAGAAACAATGCAAATCATCTTCCTCTACTCTAACTTTCATAGTTTATCCTCCCATGAGAAGTTGTATCTTTCTTTTAGTTTAAACTTTAGTAGCCCTCTATCGTCTACTCCATCCTCTTCATAGTCATCCATGTTACAAAAAGTATAAGGTGATTTTTCACTAGGTTTACTGCGGTATAACCCCTCTAATACGGATTGCATATCCCAGAATGCATCCATTACTATTTTAATTTCTTTATACAACTCATCGCTTATTTCGACTTCTTTACCGCACCCATCACATAACTCATATAGAGGGTACAAGTCATCCGTATCTACTCTAACTTTCATTTCTTATCCTCGCTAAGTGCATACGGATGGCACGTTAAGTTCCATCTTCCCATAGTCATATCTAGTGACTTCAATACAAAGTCTTGTCGTACTGCCGCACTCTCACAGCTTGGTTTGTCTGCAAATGATGTTGTGGTTTGAGTAATCTTACCTTGCGTTAAGATAGTGCTGATTAAAATATAAGCTGTTGTGGTAATCATTTGTTATCTCCTACTTTTTTCATTGCTCGTTGTATTGCTTTACTAAATTGTTCTTGCATCTTTTTATCTTTAATACTGCCACGAAGTTCTATTGTTTCGAAGTGAGTTTCTTTTTCTTTCTCTTTACTCTTAATCATTCCCCGTACTCCCAAAGCCACCCTCACCACGCTCAGTACTGCTACTGAACTCGTCTACTTCTACAAACTCCGCCCGTATTACTGGCACAAACAGCATCTGTGCAATCCTATCCTGCGGTGAAATTTTATACAGCCCGTTGCCGGTATTCTTGATTGATACTTTAAGCTCACCTTGATAGTCACTGTCGATAAGTCCTACCGAGTTTCCGAGCTTAATACCGTAGTTATGCCCAAGCCCACTGCGTGGCATGATAAGAGCCGCCGCTTCTACATCATGGATATTAATTGCAATGCCTGTCGGTATCATTGCCACTTCACCTAAGTCCAACTTAATAGGCTTTGTGATGTTAGCTCGCAAGTCTACCGCTGCACTTTTTTCTGTGGCGTAGGTTGGGATAATAGCTGTTGCGTCTAATCGCTTAATTTCAATTTTCATTTTTTAACTCCACATAATCCGTAAATTTCATCTGCTGGGTAATGCTGCCGTGATGTTGCTTTGATGCAATCCACTTTCACGTCTTTATCGTGCATCATTGACATTAAAAGAAGCGCAACAATTATTATTATCGAACCAAGAGCAAACAGATAAGCGTTATCATTCATTTTTCTTTCTCCAGTACATAGTCAGTTAAGTCGCCAATAATCTTAATTAGCTCATCGGTGTGATGATCGGGTACATCATCTCGCATAAAGACATACATCTCTAAACCCGACAGCAACTTTAAGATGCGCAGTGCTTGTTCTTTATTCATATCTTACCCAACCTTTTTAACAGAAATTTCATAAATTGGTTTATCAGAAATACTCACAACATGAGTTTCATCAATGCCTACATAATCAATAATGGATTTTAAAACGTCACTTGTCACATCGGTTTTACCTGTTAAAAAAGAATCACCTTTTTTATTAAGTTTACCTGCGTAGATTGTTTTTGTTAATGCAGATGTAGCTACTCTAATATTACTCATAACTCCACCTTACATTGTATATTTTCACCAGTTCTTCGTTTTATATCAGCATTAGCAAAAGCAACTATAGCAATGGCTATTAATATTGATAAACTCCATCCTTTTAGATACTGCATATTTTCTTTATTCATTTTTAGCATCCTCTTTAACTACAGTTTGCACAAGTTCCTCTGACACCGTTTCCAGTATCTGACGGCATGATTCCACAATAGCGTGGTAATGACCTACATCTTCTAATTGTGGGAAGTTATGGTCTAAGTTACGCAGTAGTGATATTGCTTTGATGATGTCACGATTAACCCATTCAATTACGCTAAGCTCAAAGTTGTTCATAACTCAACCTCATCAATAATTTCTTCAAAAGAATTAAAAAAATCATCTTCAGTTATAACAAACATTTCACGAAGTTTATTTGCATTAAAATAAGCAACACCATTAACCCAGTTATCGCCAATTTTTATATGACACGCAGTTTCAAGTAAGCAAACATCACCGGTTTTTGTGTTCTTGTATTGGATACTCATAACTCCACCTCTCCAGAATTCAACATATCACACGCCTTTTGTGCTAATTCGTCACTTGTGAAGTAAACACCAACATATTGCATATATTGATTTTTACCAGTTGTCCATTCATTATCTTTATTATCAAAATATAATATCCATTTATTAGATTCATTATCTGTCCAGTTTGCCACAGCATCACCGCACAACTCATCACGCAATGCTAACAGGCGATTAAACCTGCGCATTTCAACTGCTGCGCGTTTGGCTTGTGCTTGGGTGGCGCGGTCTGTTTCCAATCCCATACCTTCATACATCCCACCATCTCCATAAATAAACCAATTTCCGCCTTTAGGTTGCCACTTTACAGGTTCAGCGACAATGCGTGATTCCAATTCAGCAACCTTTGCTTTTAACTCTTGTAATTCTTTTTGTAAGTCGTTCATTTTGTTACCCCTTTATTATCTTCTGGTATCGCAGTTAAAACGCAGTGTTTGTTTCTCGGTAAGTTCTTTTCGCACTCATTAAGAGCCTCTTTGTAAGGCGCAAACACTAACCCGCTCACAACTGTAACTATTAAGAGTGTTGCAAATATTACTGTCCAATCATTCATAAATCACCCGCATTTAGAATCAGAACATGAAAGGCAAGTCTGGCAATTATCCATAAGTATTACTGCTTTGGTATTGCATTTACTGCACAGTGTAGCGTGAGCAGGATAACCAGATTCTTCACTTCCCATTACTTCTTCACGCTTTGCTTTAATGAACGCTTGCTGATGCTCATCCACTTCAACTTTAATCACACCAATGGACTTTAAATGTTGCTCGATAACTGTGCCTATCTCAGCTACGAGCGATGGCATATACACACCACCTCTTTTATAGTACCCACCTTTCGGGTCAAACACGTTTTTCAGCTCCTCCACGAGGAACGTACTATCACCACCTTTGCGCCATACAGCAGACACTAACCGTGTTAATGCAAGTACCCACTGAAAGTGCTCCATATTCTTAGAGTTAATAAACATCTCATAGGGGTGACGCTCGTCACCATTCAGTACCATATCGTTAACCGTGATATACAGTGCGTGCTCTGATTGAGGTGTTTTAATCTTATACGTTGTCCCTTGCAGATGCTCTGGTCGAGGAAGTAGTTCGTGCATCTTCTCTACATCTACAGGCATTTCAGTTGTCAAGGAATCCTTGTCTACTACTTTGTAGCCTGTAATCTTCTTATCTATTGTGTATGTCATACTTACCTCTGATGTCTTATGTCATTGAAGATGGGGCGTTGTTCTTTGCACTTGTCGCACTCACGATACCCACGACTTTGATACACCCGCCAATGGGCGTGCTTACAATTCACTGCGCTAGGCACAGGCGTTACTGCTTCTACCTTTTTAACTTTGTCCATAGTATCCTCATTGATAAGCCAATAAACCCTACATAGGCAACAAGTGCCACCCAATCATCTAAGGTCATTGTCATCCCCTTTTGTGTATTCCATTGCAAATAAAACTACAGTGATTGCAATCACTGTCCAATAAATTAACTCAGCCATCAAGTACCTCCTGTTCTTCCATCGCTCGGAGCATCAGCTTGAGTTGCTGTATCTCTGCGAGCAGTTTTAGTTTCACTTTCTTAAGTTCTTTCTTGTTCTTCTGCGCCATCTCAAGGCGTTTAAACATCTCTTCTTTAGTCATCTCATTCTCCTAACAGTCAGCTATGCTTGTACCCCAGTTACCCTCAGCCGCTAGTGGTATGTCGGGCATCCATAATGGGGGTTTGCACATCTCTTCAATTAAAAAATCTAGGGCTTCTGAACCCTCAACTTCTGGCACAACAATGTATAGCGCGTCATGAATAGACAGTGCTATTTGATACCTCTTAGCTATGCGAACCATAGCTTCTGACATGATGCATCGTGCCGTACCCTGCACCAGATTGTTTGTTAATTTACCGCCATAAAGTCTATCATAACCGTTGCGCAGTTTATACTTGTAACCCTCTTCACCCGACTCTATATCTTTAACATTCTCAAGCTGTGGGTACTGCATATACAGACCAGACGGGAGCTTCACACCACGCTTACCATCTACTACATAAAGACCCTCTCGACCAAATGTAAACTCATCATCGTCAGCGATTGCCTTGATTGCTTTACTGCACGTTTTCCAAAACGCTGTCACCCCTGTGTATGTCTGGCGATAGAGGTCAACGATGCGCTTCGCTTCCATCTCACCTAAGTCAGTACCTGACCCCGACTTCACAGCATCTCGTAGCTTTGCCGCGCCTACACCAAAGATAAGTCCAAGCTGAGATGTCTTACCAATAAACCGCTGTGCCTTTGTTACCTCCTCATAAGGTACGTTAAACGCAAGGGATGCAAACTCTTTATACAAATCCCGACCGCCGCCTAGTGATTTGAGAGCCTCCATCTCACCGCATACCCAAAGACCGACACGAAGTTCAATGTTAGATAAGTCAGCCCCTACTACGACCATGCCATCAGGTGCAACGATAGCTTTCTTGAGTGTGCTTTCTCTAGGTAAGTTCTGGAAGTTTACTTTCTGCCCACCCCCTGCTGACCACCTGCCTGTTGCCGCGCCATAATAGTTCAGTGGTATGGGTAGGTAATTAGTTCGCTTAGCGATTCCAATAAAGCGTTCAGTTCTTGTCTCTTCGATTGTACTCTTAACACCCAGTCGGGTTGCGACCAGTATCTGCACTTCGGGGTTCTCATGCTCAAGTAAGTCTTTGAGTCCGTCATCAGTCTTTGCAAATGCATACGTTAGTTTCCCTGTGGTAGGTGATACTTTCATTGGAGGTTCTACACCATACTGCTCAAGCAGTGCCGCGAACTTAGGGTTACTCATCAGCTCTTTCTTATCGGCAACGACTCGACTCAGTAAGTCTTCTTTCTTTGTGCGTACTTCATGCAGGTAAGACTCCAGCATGGGCAAATCAATAGTCAGTGTAGGGTTCGTTGCCATCTTAATAGTGATATCAATTAGCGATAGCTCCTGTGTATTAAAGTTCGGCATCAGTGCATGGAATAGTTTATAGGTAACCTCCACATCGTTCACACAGTATTCACCGTACCTTGCAAGCTCCTCTGGCGAGAAGTCTTTGAGATGTTTACCCAATGCGTTTACTACCTCTGTGCCCTTAACCCCAAGCTCATAATGCTCTACTAATTTAGCTAGACTACCGCCTACTGAGATGCCATGTATTGCACGAGCCATCGACAGCGTGTCGAGATACTTCTTAGCGGTGATACCAAAATACTCAGACAGAATCGTTGCATCAAAGAATGTGTTATGACACAGCAGGATTTGATTGGGTATATCATATAAGTCTAGGTACGCCTTGAGTTCCTCCTTAGTGCCTGTGTAAAAGATAGTAGGCATAGTGTCTACCTTAATGCCTACGCCAATCACCTCAAACTCATCACCGTTCACATACTCTTCAGTGGTTAGCTTAGACAGGCTATAGGTCTTGCTGTAATATGTTTCCATGTCAAGTGTTATCATCTCGTCACCATGTTGCCTTGCACATCACGGGTTAACTCGTACACACCGTATAGTTTACCGTCTCTCAAAATAAATTCTCCTATGTTGGTCTTGATGATTTCGTGATGGTGTCTGTGATACCCAAACCCTGCTAACGTACCTATTAATATGCCACCTACAAACGTAGCTACTGCAATCAAAACTAATGCGTCATCTTTCATAGTGATACCATCCTGTGTTTAATTCTATCTTTAGCCATGTTTAAGTTGTCTATACTCCACACATAACTCGGTCTACGCCTGCTCACTTGTACTGACCCACAGGGTGGGAAGTTTAGCTTCTCCAAATGAAACAGCAACGTAGTCTTCGCTATCTTATGCAACTCACAGTATTCTTTAAGCGTCATGGCTTTCATTCCACCACCCCCGTAGTTGAGTCGTTACATACTGCTGTGATGATACGAGTCGGTCTTTTGCTCATCTGATAAGCCCCCACCGCGAAGTTCCACTCCTCCCGTGCATTAGTACAAGCAGTCATGCTGTCATAGGGGATTACACTCGTAGTGTAGGCTATGGTTTCGTGAGATGTCGTGCGACCTTTCTTGTCTGTGTTCATGTCTACAGTAAGGAACGATAAAGTTAATACTAATGTTGCGCTCATGTGTTTCTCCAGATTGCGCGGCTGTGACACCGCGCTTTATTGTTATTTAGATAGGAATTCGATTTCGGGTACTTCACGTCTTGCTTTCGCATACTCGACTTCTTTACCTGCTGAGTACACCATCACACGGGCGGCGGCAATAAGTTGCTGGGCATCCTGTACTGCAATGGTTTTATTTTTAATGCCTTCATATACTTCTGATAGGTTATGTCTAAGCTCTGTGCAATTTTTCATGGTTTCTAATCTCTCTGTTGATACTAATAATAAGTGCTTGTGTTTCAAGCAACTCGGTTGGGATTTCAGCTTTCTTCAAGCCTGTTAATTTGTTTATACTGCGAAGTGCAGCGTTTAACGGATTGGCACTGTATGCTTTTTGGCTCGCTTTTTCTTTCTCAGGATTAGCCTCACGGTATGCTTTGCGCTTCGCGTTTGTTCTCTCAGAGTTAGCTTCATAGTATACTTTGCTAGACGCTTTTACTTTTTCAGGATTAGCTGCACGCCATGTTCTGTTACTAATTACTGCTTTCTCACGATTAGCCTCATACCACGCTTTTTTACACGCTTTTCTTTTTTCTGGGTCTTTGTATGGCATAGCTCCTCCTACGCTTGATTTCTAATCTCTCTGTTGATACTAATAATAAGTGCTTGTGCTTCAAGCAACTCGGTTGGGATTTCAGCTTTCTTCAAACCCGTTATTTTGTAAATACTAACTAGTGCGGCGTTTATAGGATTCTCAATGTATGCTTCACGCCATGCTTTTACTTTCTCAGGATTAGCCTTACGCCATGCTGTACTAGTTGCGGTTAATTTCTCACGGTTGGCTTCACGATATACGTGTTGCTTTGCTCTTACTTTCTCACGATGAGCTTCATAGTATACTTTATGATGTGTGTTTACTTTTTCACGATTAGCTTCACGGTATGCTTTGCCATACGCTTTTTCTTTCTCACGATTAGCTTCACGGTATGCTTTTACTTTCTCAGGATTAGTATCACGGTATTTTTTAGTATTTGCTCTTAATTTCTCACGATTGGCTTCACGCCATGCTTTATGATTTGCTTTTTGTTTCTCTGGGTCTTTGTATGCCATAGCTCCTCCTATGTTTTAATCTTCTAATACGGCGTTGCGTAGTAGTCTGCGTAGGCGTTTGTTTTCTTCCACTACATCATCGTGCAACTTATACATACCGATAAAGAACGCAATCATTAGTATGTACGCCACATTAGATGTGTCTAACCACGTTAGTATTTCAATTAGCTTTTCCATTATTCTTCTCCAAAAAAAGTTTTTAAGTTGGTTTCTTCTACCAGTGATTGCACTTGCTCTGGTGTTAACCAGTGATACGGTCTGCGTGCTGTGGGGTAATCTTCTGGGTCATAATCTGCATCCCAGCTTGCGTCATAGTCATTCATAAAGCACCATAGTTCATAAATTCAGCGTATTTAGTTTCCAAAATGTTTTTTAAATTGTCGATGTTGTCGGCGTTAACGAGGATACCTGTACCCTCTGTCTCCTCGATGTTATCAAGCTCACGTTGTTGCAGAGCTGTGGGTTGTTTACTCCCTGCCTTACACTCTATACCTATGAAATGCCCACCAACACAAGCAATCACATCGGGTATACCAGTGCGACCATAACCGTTAGCCGCAGGGAAGAAGTAATACGCACCCATCTCATCAAGCACTTTGCGTACTTGGTCTTTAATCTCACCTTCAGGCGTCTTTGCCATCACACAGCTCCTTATCTAGTTTGTTTAATGCAATCGTCTTACTTGTACCGCCCTCTACACCGAACCACAGATATACTGTAGGAATCGTAAGTGCATTGGCTTTAAGGGAATATACAGTCATTGTGTATCTATCCATAAACGATAGCCCGTATTTATTATCTCTACAGTGCTGTTCAACAGCACATATAATCTCTGGCGAATCTCCACGAATCTCTATAATCTTCATCATACCTACTACCTCTTGCTACTTAATTTAATTATGTTAGAGTATTACCACATATCTCTACCTATCCTAGAGTCTTGTGCTTCATGTGTTACTCCTCTCTTAGGGGGCATCGTACCTCGTGCGATGCCCTTCTTTTTTATATCTCACATACTAAGAACACACCCTCACCCCGATTAACACCTAGACCGTCTATAATTTCACCAATAGGCGCAACTTGCAGTAAAGCTATGTTGTCTGGCACAGGCGGGGTTAATTCGTTAACCTCCCCAAAAAATATTACTTTCATCTCCCGAGTAGGAAGAGCGTCATCTAATGGTACAGCAGTTCTCTTACCTAAGTCTACTAATAACGTCAATCATTCCTCCTCACATATGTAGTATGCACCGTTACTACTTTTACCACCTACACCCTCAAGCCACTCGCCTACCTCGCCTACTTTAAGCAAACTCACTCTCTCCTGTATATGCATAGGCAGGGACTTAAAGCGTATGATTTCTGATGGTGCTTTCTGCGCTTGCCATATACCTCTTGACAACTCTTGGTTAAATGGACTTGGTTTATCTAGTGTAAAACCGTTTATTGCTTTAGCTACTTTACTGGATATACTTAGCTCTGGTATTCCGAACCACTCAGTAGGAGGTATGTCTTTTATCACCTGCACAATATTTTTGCCTTCAAAGAATCTAATCCTAATCATCACTCCTCCTCACATATGTAGTACAACCCAAACCTAATTCTAATCCCTACACCTTCTACACTTTCATATGCTGGGACAAGCTGTAATAGTGCTACTCTCTCTTGTATATGTCTAGGCAATAGCCCTATGTGTGTACTCTCGGCTCTATCTCCAAAGTGTTTATAGTAGAATGAGTCGGGTTCTGTGTTATCAAAAACTATATCGTGCCGTAATCGAACACTGTAATGGCTATATAGTCCTTGAACCTCACACGTCCCTTTATCTTTATCTGCCCATTGAAACGCTATCATCACTCCCCCTCATATATAAAGAGCTGACATCCACCATTGTTATATTTAACTATCTTACCTATGCCCTCCACCCACTCATGTGAGGGAGCTAACTTTAATATGCAGTATCTTTCGTATAGTAGAGGCGGTAGTGCGTCCCGTAGATTGCCTGATATAATTCTATCTTTTTGTGTAGATGGAGGTTCATCGTGAGGTTTTGAGTTATGAGGCTCTTCTCCATCATAAGGAGATACCCTCCAAATGTCTCTATTTACTCCTCGCTGTATCCTAATCATCACTCCTCCAAGCGAATCACACTACCAAAGGGTGGCACTACGTCTTCTTTCCACGTTACATTATTTAATACACGTTCTATAGTAGACTTACCCACGCCATACATATCTGCTAACTCTTTAACAGATAGCTTACTTTGTTTAATATCACGAGCTTTATCTATTGATAGTTTGCAATACGGTCTATTCCTAGACTGGGTAGTTTCTGAAACCCATCTAATGTTATCTGGGCAATACCCTTTACTACTATCTATACGGTCAAGCTCATACTTGGGTGGACATCTACCAATGTACTCAAAGAACTCATCAAAATTATCTATCCATGCAGGGTATATAGATATACCAACTGCCCCATACGATTTATACGACTTATTGGTTGAGTTTAAACACCTTTTCTTCATGTCTAACCATGCACGGTATTCCCTAGATTTACCTACCCGCGAAGCGTGCCCATGCTTAGTGTTACGCTTTATGCAAATATCTATAGCTAGACACCCACATGATTTAGTTTTACCCAATATAAGTTTAGTTGAAGTTACCTTAGATATGTTTTTACATTGACATTGTACTTCCCACATAGCAGAACCATGCTTATCGTTGTTTACCCTACGCAATACCGTGAGTCTACCAAACTTCTGCCCTTTTAAATCATACGGTTTTGTCATGTTAATCTACCCTAATAATTGACCCGAATGGAGGTACTGTGCCTGTGTTGTTCATCAATACCCATATGACAGGATATTTTGGTACTTCTTTTGGAAACTCAATATACCCATCGGTTATCATTATACATACTTCCGGTAGGTTGGGTAAAGTATTATTTATATACTCGAATACTGCTATAGAGCTAGAACCGCCCCCACCTTTTGGTTTAGTAGAGTTAACCAAGCCAGCGTAGTTATCCTCGCGGTATTGTTCATGAGATGCGACTTGCGTATCCCAGTAGAGGAGGTCAACCTTCTCGGGAGTTGTATTATCACATATAGCCACCACCTCACTCAAGGCTTTGGTAATCGCCTCGGCATCAATAGAACCCGATGTATCAATTGCTACACACATAGAGCCTACTGTTTCACTAATCTGACTGGGCATATAGATATCTTGAGATAGCCACCGTCTGCTTGGTTTTGCCCATGTGCTATCACCCTTGCCAGCACACGTTGTTGACACAAACTCACGTAGTTGCTCACGCCAGTCTACTTTGGAAGCCATAAGAGCCTCGAAGCTACGGTCTACATCACCGCCTTGTTTGCCAGCTAAAAGTGCGCCAGTGCGAACTGCGCCATCAATCTCCCTAGATAACTGTTCCCTCTCTTCGGGCGACAGCGAGGCGGCATCTTGCCACTGATGCTCATCTAATTCTTCAGGCAGTTTACCGCCTTTACTTGCACGGCTCTGCTTATCACCGTACTGCTCCTTGAGTTTAGCGAATACCTCTGCGGTATTCATACCACGATACTGCTCATCGATGCACCCGCACTCGGGTAACTTAATAAAGCTACCGCCTCTATCAATGTCTAGTATCTCAAGGTTAATCACAAAGTCACACGCTATACCTGCAAGCTCATGGTCTTCCTCGAATAGTTTCTGCCATATGAATAGATGCTGATAGAGTTTATGTTTAGCCTCATGTAACACAAGACCGCGTATCTCTGGGTCAGTCAAACTATCTACAAACTCACGCCCATAAAATACATCACGCCCATTGGTAGCGGCTGTGTCGATGTCATCTCTGATTGCTGTCTTACCTACCATGATAATGCCAGAGTAGGCGAGGGTACGTTTGTCTTGCATAAGCGCGATGTGGGCTTTTAGTATGCGGTCTTCTGCTTTCATGTTGCTCTCCTAGAATAAGTAGCCGTTAGTTACACACCACGAGGTGAATGATTTGTTGCGTACTGCGATGTCACGCTTGGGAGACTTGCCGCTCATAATAGACATACTAAACATAGCCTGTGCTT